ACGTATACCCTTCCTACGGACACAATCGACATCATCGAACATCAAATTCGTACTGGAACGGGCACAAACCAAGTCGATACAGCCCTCGAAAGAGTCAGTGTCGCAACCTACGCGCAGCAAACAAACAAAAACACGCAAGGTAGGCCGACCCAAATCTACGTCCAAAGGCTCCCGACAGAAACAAAAGTAACTCTGTGGCCTGTTCCTGACAGCACAACAACATACACGATATCTTATTTTAGATTAAAAGGCATTGATGGCCTTTCATCTGGCGTGGGTTCTACAATAACATCTGTACCCCCACGGTTTGTGCCCTGCTTGGTAGCTGGTATGGCTTACTATATTGCCATGAAAAAGAATCCTCAGATGGCAGCTAACTTAAAGCAAGAGTATGAGTTCCAATTCCAGCTTGCTGCTGGTGAAGATGAAGAGACAGCATCAATTAAGTTTGTTCCATTTAACACATTCATGATGGGTGCGGGATGAGCTACGCAAGAGGCAAATATGCTTTTGGTTTTTGCGACAAGACAGGATTTAGATATCCTTTGTCTGACCTTGTGCCTGAGTTTAACAATGGCGCAAAGACTGGATTTCTAGTTGGGCGTGACGTTGTTGACCCAGATCAGCCACAAAACTTTCTTGGCAGAGTTAAGATAAATGATCCTCAGTCTTTGAGGAATCCAAGGCCAGATACATCCTTACAAGCTAGTCGTGGCTTGTTTGGTTTTAATCCTGTGTGGAATGACGCACAGTTTATGACTGCACAGGCTGGTTCTGTAAATATCAACATAACTTAGGAGTAAAAGCTATGATGAAGAAAAAAGGCTATAAAAAAGGCGGAGCTATGAAGAAGAAGCCCGTTGCAATGAAGTCGGGCGGAAAGATGCCCATGGTCACAAAGAATGGAAAAAAAGTTCCAGCATTTGCTGCTGATGGCGTGGGTAAAATGAAAAAGGGCGGCACTACTAAAAAGAAGATGGGTGGCGCTATGAAAAAGAAGGGCTACGCAAAGGGCGGTGCCATGAAGAAAAAAGGTTATGCCAAGGGTGGTGTAGCTAAGAAAATGTCTGGCGGCACAATGGCAAGAGGTAGTGGTGCAGCTAAGCCGCAGAGGTTCCGCAAAAACGGATAGATTTAATTTGGGGGGGAATTAATTGGCGTATTTGCAGAGTAACATACCGCACTTCAAGTGTTGGGTTCGCCGTGAGTATACTCACAATCATGAACAATACCACGGCGAGTTCTTACATGCGATGGCAATAGCGGTAACGACAATGCCAAATAGATGCTTGAGCTTTCAAGTTATCTTTACGGGATGTGAGGCAGATGAAGAAGGAGATGAGAATGTACACGGTGGCGCAATGTGGGCGAGAATGCCTATAACCGCTCTTGTAGCCGATGAGCCACTCAATGAGTGGCCTTCTGCTATGGCTGTGCATGATGCCCAGCCTTGGGACTGTTCGTCCTATAATCACGCTGTGTACGTCTTGGACAGGGCAACACCATGTCCTTGGTTGGCAAAGATAGATGGGAACATGTACCCTGCTAAATATATGTTCACTGTTGATTACTCTGAGAGCGAGATAGCAGATGACCCAGCGCAGCATAAACAAAGTCATGTTATGCAGCTTCTAGATGCTGGAGAATGGACTGGAAATGTGGTGGCACTGCCTAACAATCGTGTAAGGGTTACTCACCCTGCGTGGTTCGAGACTGGCACGGGTGCCCCAGACTTCAAGCCATCACAACATATACACTATTCAAAATCCGATTTAGACTATACTATGGATGTCAACAAAATATTCGATAACCTGTACCAAGAGGAATAAGTTCAAATGAACTATTCAGAACTTACGCAAGCGATCAAAGATTATACGGAGAACACAGAGAGTACCTTTGTGACAAATATCCCTAACTTTGTGCGTCAGGCTGAAGAGCGAATCTTTAGGGATATCACAATTCCAGAGCTACGCAGAAACGTCACGGGTAACGTGACTGCTGGTAATAAATATGCTGCGCGGCCTGATGATTTTCTCGCCACGTTTTCTTTAGCTATTATTAACGGCACAACATATACTTACCTTTTGGACAAAGAGGTGAACTTTGTGCGGGAAGCATACCCCGATACTACAGTGCAGGGTTTGCCGCAGTATTATGCAATATTTGATGGAGATACCGCGACAGGTCATGGTAACTTTTTACTTGGCCCTACGCCCGATGCAGCATACGACTTGGAGTTGCATTACTATTATCACCCACCTTCTATTGTTACCTCTGGCACATCTTGGCTAGGTGACAATGCGGAGGCAACACTGCTTTACGGATCTCTTATAGAAGCATATACGTTCATGAAGGGCGAAGGTGATATGGTTCAGTTATATAATGAAAGATATTCATCAGCCCTCATTAATATGGCTTCTTTAGGGGCCAAGTTGAGAACTGACACATACAGGCGACCTGCCGCGTAGGAGATAAGGTTNNAGGTATGGCAATAATTCAAACAACATGTACGTCTTTTAAGCTTCAGCTTTTAAAGGCAGAGCATGATTTTGATGCACATACGTTTAGAATAGCTTTGTATTCTAGCACGGCATCTTTGGGTGCGGATACGACTGTTTATAGTACAGCAAACGAAATAACCAATACAACTGGAACGGCATACACTGCGGGGGGTAAGCCGTTGACAGTGACATCTACATTTCCAAAGACCTCTGGCACTACCGCTATTGTGGACTTTGATAATATTTCATGGACTGACGCAAGCTTTACAGCAAGGGGTGCGCTGATCTATAACGCGAGTGCTTCCAATAAAGCCGTTGCTGTGTTAGACTTTGGAAGCGACAGAGTTGCTAGTGATAGTACCTTTGAAATACAATTCCCCGTAGCGGATGCCACATCTGCTATAATTCGCATAGCATGATAGGAGTTATCTAAATGGCGAGCTTTAACAAAGTAAACGATTTTGTGGTAAACGCAGTCCACAACATGGATCTAGCAAGCGACCAGCTTGCTGTGGCCTTAACAAATACTGCGCCGGGAAGTGAATCAAGCAACCCAACCGCAGATGGTAATGGTATTGTTGGTAATCTTACCCAGATCAGCTATAGCAATGTATCTTCCCGCAATCTTACGACAAGCTCATCATCACAGTCTGGTGGTGTATATAAGTTGGTTGTTGCAGATCTTACGCTCACTGCCTCTGGTACGGTTGGTCCATTCCGTTACATTTATATTTTTGATGATACGGTTAGCTCTCCAGCAGATCCAATCATTGGGTACTATGACTATGGCACTTCATTGACGCTGAACAACGGTGATACTTTCACCTTAGACTTCAGCCCAAGCAATGGTGTCATTCAACTAACATAAGGCAGTATCATGGCGAAGCTCTTTAACAGGGCCAAGATGACAACCAGTACCACGGGTACTGGCACAATCACACTTGGCAGTGCGTCTACGGGGTTTCAGAGTTTCGCGGATGCTGGGGTTAGTAACGGTGACGTAGTACAGTACGTCATTGAAGAACTTTCTAACTTTGAAATAGGAACTGGTACATATACCGCTTCTGGCACAACCCTTACAAGGACTGTGCAGGAGAGTTCAAACTCAGATAACGCCATCAGCCTCGCGGGGAATGCTGTTGTCTTTATCAGTGCGGTAGCCAGTGACCTTAACATCTTGCAGAACGCAGGGTCTACCAAGGTTGCTGCAACGTCTTCTGGTGCTACGGTTACAGGTAACTTGGCCGTAACGGGCACGGTTGATGGACGCGATATCGCAACTGATGGTACAAAGTTAAACACCATAGAAACCAATGCTGACGTTACGGATAGCGCGAATGTAGGATCTTCTCTTACAGGTTTTGCTACGGGCACAGATGCGGTTTCTTCTGATCTTATTCCTGTTTACGATGTAAGTGCATCTGCTTGGGAAAAGCAGACGATTGCTAATGCAGCGTTACAGGGTCCAACTGGACCTACTGGCCCCACGGGACCAACTGGCCCGACAGGGCCAAACGGCCCAACTGGCCCAGATGGTCCTCAAGGACAAAAGGGCCAAAAAGGTGAGGTGGGTTCAACGGGTGCAACTGGCCCAACAGGCGGTACAGGGCCTACGGGTCCACAA